ACAACACCGAAAGCGGAACTACTGAGATGTTTTTGGAAATTGGTTTTAGTGAAATTTACAACGGTGCTAATAATGTTTGGCTTGGTTCTTCGGCAGGTTCGGCAGTCACTTTAGGCGGCCAACAAATGATTCAATTAGACATTCGCGGCGATGAGGAACTTATTGCGGTATCGCAAGGGAATACTAATACCGTGGTGGTAATGAGGCAAGACTAATGCCGTATTTCATTTCTGATTCGACTACTTGCCCAAGCTGGGCAGTCATAAAAGAAGATGGCGAAGTAATGGCTTGCCATCCAAATAAGCAATCTGCCATAGATCAGATGGTAGCTCTATCGCTAGACGAAGGGCTAGAACCTGGCGGCGAACGTAACGAAAATGGCCCACCTGCCATAATCGTAGACATAGACGGCACGCTAATTCTTAGTGGAAACGCCAATCAAAGACTTATCAGCTATCTAGATACCTTCGACGATACTGAAATTATTATTGTTACTGCAAGGCTAAACAGCGAGCGCCGCGAAACCGTAGCCGAATTAGATGCATTAGACATCGACTACGACCAGCTAATTATGAAGGAAAACGATTCTATTCCTTCGCCAGACTTCAAAGAAGAAGCCGCCGCAAGACTTCTAGAAACCTATAATATAATGCTTGCAATAGATAACGACCCAGACAACCGCGAGCGATTTAGAAAACTAGGTATTACCACCGTAGACGTGGACGAAATTCCGGATACGCCAAGCGAACGCCAAGTAGACCTAACACCGCCGGCTTACTTCCGCGCATCCGCTAGGCGCGGCTTGCAATGGGTAGAAGAAGGTAGAGCTGGCGACGGCTTACTACCGCGCACTATTCGCGAAGCAAGAGCAATGGCAGAAGGAAACGTAACCGCTGATAAATGGGTAAGACTCCGCGCTTTTCTTGCTAGGCATATGGTCGATTTTGACGCACCTGCAGCGAATCCAAATAGTGAAGATTACCCAAGCCCTGGCGTAGTTGCAGTTGCTCTATGGGGTGGTGGTGGAACTAGACGTTCTGCGCAACGCGCACTAGCCTACGCCGAAGGTATAGTTGCTAGACTAGAAACAGAAAACGAAGGCCGCACGAAAGGCGAATCTTTGAGCAAGTTAGAAACCCGCGAATTTGAAATTGCCCTAGAGCTACGCGAAGAAGGCGACGAAATGACCCTAACCGGTTATGCCGCACTATTCAATTCACGCTCCGAAAACCTTGGCGGCTTTACCGAAGTAATCGCACCTGGCGCATTCAAGCGCTCCCTAAACTCACGTAACGACATAAAGCTTCTATGGAACCACGATACTTCGGCGGTTCTAGGATCTACACGTGCCGGAACGCTAAAGCTAGTTGAAGACGAACGCGGCCTACGAGTAGAAGCTTCGTTGCCAAATACGACCCACGGACGGGATGCACGCGAGCTAGTCAAGCGCGGCGACGTAACTGGCTTTAGTTTTGGCTTTACTATTCCTGGTCGCGGTGGCGACGAATGGAACGCTGAAGGAACCGAGCGCACGCTAAAGTCCGTAAGACTTCACGAAGTTTCGCTAACCCCATTTCCAGCATATACCGCTACCAATGGAACTGCCCAGATGCGCGGACTAGATAAGGTAGCCAAGCGTGCCGAAGTAGACGCCGACCACCTAGCAGATTCGCTTCTAAAGCTAGAGCAAGGCGAAGAAATTAGTAACGACGACCGTAACCTGCTACTAAAGGTTATTGACGCAGTTAGCCCGAAGATAGAAGAAGAAGCTAAGGCTGATAATGGCCTAGACCTTCTAGCCCTAAAGAAGAAGAAGCTAGACCTGCTACAAAAGGCCCTGTAATGGCTTCCAAGGAACAAATCAAAAAGGTCATTCTTGACGTAGCTGGAAATCCAAGTTCTGGCTCAGTTCTAGAATTAGCCGATAAATGGGCAGACGAAATCGAGAAACTTACCTGCCCTTGCAATACTTCCGCATCGTGGCGGAGTGAAAAAGAAACTAGAGTAACCAAGTCGGCAGAAATACGGTAACCCCTGACCGTTGTCGCCAAGTGCGTTTCTTCCCGCTGGTTTCCCTCTCTCGGCCAGCGGGTTTCTTTTTATTTACATTCTTTACGCTAGACTGGAATAACGGTTGCGAGTTAGCTCCACCGCATTAGTTGAGCGTTAGCGCCACTAGCAATTCATTTATTTATTAGGAGAAGTTCAATGTCTTTTATCAAGACCCAGCAGGAACTTCGCGCAAATCTGTTCGAGCAGATCAAGGACGTAATCGAAGCCGCCGAGGCAGAGAACCGCGGACTTGACCAGGCAGAGCTAGACAAGATCGCACGTATCGAGGCTGACCTAGACAAGGCAACCCAGGCGATCGCAGTAGCCGAGCGTTCCGAGCAGCGTGCCGCAGAAGTTTCCGCAGCAGCTAAGGGATTCATCCCATCCGTAGAGTCACGCGACAGCGCCGAGGTATTCCGTGCAATGGCACGCGGCGAAGTTCGTAACCACACTTTCAACCCTGAGAAGCGAACCCTGGTTCCTGCAACCGCAACCGTTCCAGTTTCCTTCTTGGATCGCGTATACGGCATTGCGCGCCTAGTCGGCCCGATGCTAGACACTTCCGAGGTCATTACACGCACTTCGGGCGAGTCACTACGCATTCCTACTTACACCGCTTACAGCACCGCGACACAATACGCCGCTGGCTCTGCAATCGCGGAGTCCGAGCCAACCTTCGATTCAATTCTTCTTACACCAAAGAAAATTGGCTTCGTCGTTCAAATTGCAAACGAGCTTCTAAGTGATGCTGGTTTCGACATCGAAGCTACAATCGCGGAGCAAGCTGGTAATGCAATCGGCTTCGGCGTAAACAACCTTGCTACCGTTGGAACTGGTTCAACCCAGACCACCGGTATCGTAACCGCTGCTGGTTCTGGTATCACCGCTGGAACTACTACCTTCACCGCTGACGATTTGATCCGATTGCAGTATTCGGTCGATGGCTCTGCAAGAAGGTTGCCAGGGGTTGGCTATATGGTAAACACCACAACCCTAGGTGCAATCCGCAGACTGAAGGACGACGACGGCGCTTACCTATACCAGGTAAACGTTGGCGCTCCAGACACCTTCGCCGGACACAACATTTTCGAAAACCCAGCGATGGCGTCTTTCGGAACTTCCGGTGCAAAGTTCGCGCTATTTGGACATCTGCCAAGCTACAAGATCGTTACCACCGGACTAGACGTTGCTACTTCAAGCGACGCTTACTTCGCAAACGACGTTACAGCATATCGTTTCACCTACCGCTTTGATGGAAATTTGACCCATTCTGCGCACGTGAAATACGCAGCTCACGCCTAATAGCTGACTAAGCCGAAGGGCCACTCCTTGTAGGTTGGGGGTGGCCCTTCTCTTATTTTCTGGTAATGTTTTGCTATGACCTACAAACTGAAAGCCGCTATTTCGCTAGCCTCTAATTCGCCAGGCGCTTCAACTGGCTACGGCGTGCAAGCCGAACTACTTACAAATAAGCTTCTAGAACACGGCGCTAAAGTAGCCGCGTTATCGAACTACGGCCTAGAAGGTCGATTCGACACAATCAAAACCAAGCACGGCGAAATCGCCCATTATCCACGTGGCCATTCCCTCTATTCCGAAGACGTAATGGGCCTATGGGCAAAAGACTTCGCAAGCAAGCATTCAGATCTAAAACCATTCTTACTAACGCTTTACGACGTTTGGGTTTTGAATAATCTAAAATACGATGGCGAAATTATTTCTTGGGTTCCGCTTGACCACATAACCCTACCGCCAGAAGTGGGTAAGTTCTTACTTCGCTCAAACGTAACGCCAATAACTATGAGTCCGCACGGCCAGCGACAACTAGAAGAAAATGGAATAGATTCCGTTTACATTCCGCACGCGGTCGATACCAAGGTATTCAAGCCAACGCACGAATTCAAAGGCAAGCCAATCCGCGAATTCTTACAAATACCCGAAGACGCGTTCTTAGTAACAATGGTGCAAGCCAACAAGGCAAACGGTCTAGTCCACCGTAAAGCGCTGGCCGAGCAATTTTTGGCCTTCGCATTATTCAAGCAAGAGCATCCAAATTCTTTTCTTTATCTTCATTCCGAGCCTTCTAAGGTTTATGGTGGATTCGACTTCGGCAGACTTCTAAAGGCAGTTGGCTTAGATCAGTCTTCGGTTCTTATCGCTGATAGTGACCAACTACGCGTAGGCTACCCGCAAGAATTCCTAGCTGCTATTTACACAACTACCGACGTTCTTCTAGCGTGTTCTTATGGAGAAGGTTTTGGCGTTCCGGTGGTCGAGGCCCAAGCTTGCGGAACCCGCGTAATCACTTCTGGATTCGCTGCTACGCAAGATCTAGCTGCAGAAGATTCGTGGGTAGTCGGTGGGCAACCATTCTGGGATGAGCCGCAAGGCGCATTCTTCCAAATCCCATTCGTCAATTCGATAATCGGAGCGCTGAAGCTTGCCTATGAAGCGCCACGTGGAACCAGCCAAACGGCCATAGACTTCGCAAAGCAATTCGACGTAGACGAAGTTTGGAATAAGTATTGGCTTCCATTCTGGAAGGAACGCCTTGATAAGTAATCTAATTGTTCCGGTGCTGAATCGTTACGACCTACTAAACCGAATGATTAGCAGCATAGATTACCCAGTAAAGAATCTAGTAATAATCGACAATGGCGCGGACTTGCCTAGAGATGAAGAACCCCGATGCGATAACCCTAACGTCGAAACCTTTAGGGTAATCCCAATAGCCAATAACCTAGGCATTGCGCCTAGCTGGAACTTGGGCGTAAAGCTTTTTCCGTTCGACGAAATCTTTTACTTTACTTCTAACGATTGCGTATTCGCGCCAGGCACTTTACAGAAGCTAGCCGAAAACTCTAAGCGCAATAAGGTAACCATTTCGGAGCTATGGCCGCATTGGCAGCTATTCAGCGTGGGCGATAAAGTCTTCGAAGAATGCGGGCTATTTGACGAAGCTATTTTCCCTATGAATTTTGAAGACGACGAATTCGAATGGCGAGTTACCGAAAAGGGCTATGAAGTAGTGAAGCTGGATTTACCTATGATTCACGATGGCCAAATGACCTTCAAAAGCAACCAGCATTACGCAACCAGAAACCAAGCAACCTACGAAGCTAATGGGCTTTACTTTAGAAACAAGAAACACGAACGGCGATTGGATGCTGGAGAATGGTCGCTGAAAATCCGAAGGGAAAATAACTGGTGAAGGTTTTCATTACTGGCATCGCTGGATTCCTAGGTTCGCACCTAGCAGATAAATTCTTAGACGAAGGCCATCAGGTCGTAGGGGTAGATTCGCTAATCGGTGGCTATCCCGATAACGTGCCGGACGGAGCTAGATTCTACGTTCGCGACCTAATGACCGATTCAGTTATAGATCTATTGGACGGCGTGGATTTGGTTATTCATTCCGCTTGCACGGCTTACGAAGGCCTAAGCGTATTTTCTCCGGCGTTGGTAGTCGGTAACACAACCCAAGCGACTACGGAGCTGCTAAGTCAAAGTATCCAAGCGAAGGTAAAGAAGTTCATCTACTTATCTTCTATGGCGCGTTATGGAACGATTCCTACGCCTTATACCGAAGACCAAGAACCTAGACCGCAAGACCCTTACGGAATTGCCAAGCTAGCTAGCGAACGGCTAGTAGAAAACCTATGCGATACGCACGGAATCGAATGGGTAGTTTTAGTTCCCCATAACATCATTGGGCCGCGCCAGAAATACGATGATCCGTATAGAAACGTGGCTTCGATTATGACCAATCGTTTACTTCAGGGCAAACCGCCAATTATCTATGGCGACGGAACCCAAGCCAGATGCTTTAGCTTTATCCGCGACGTAGTAGAACCGCTATACGTTGCTTGCCAATCGCCAGAAGCCCTAGGCAAGGTAATAAACATTGGGCCAGATGAAGAACCCATAACCATAAACGAACTGGCGGTAAGGCTGCAGAAAATTATCGGCACGGACTTCGAACCCATTTACACCGGTGGGCGTCCGCAAGAAGTGAAAATAGCCCTATGCTCTAGCGACCGCGCTAGGAAGCTTTTGGGCTACCAGACTTCTACGACCCTAGACGAAGGGCTAACCGACCTAGTGAATTGGATTCGCGAGCGAGGAGTAAAAGAATTCGAATACCACCTGCCCATAGAAATCCAGTCCGAGCGCCTTCCGGACACCTGGGCCAAGCGTTGGTTCTAGCGGTAGACTATAACTATGGCCATTACTAACGGATACTGCACGCTAAGCGAAGTCAAAGCCGCTTCTAGAATTACCGATAACGTAGACGATGCTCTATTAGAACTAAGCGTAGAGGCCGCTTCCCGACAGATTGACCGCGCTTGCGATCGTATCTTCTATAACGCCGGAACCGCTACTAGGGTATTTCTTCCCACCGACCCTTACCTAACTGAAATCGACGACCTTATTTCTGTTAGCTCAATCAAGACTTCAACATCCGCAGACGGTAATTTTGACGTTACTTGGACTTCAAACGATTACGAATTGAATCCACTAAACGGACGTAATGGCGGAGCGTATTGGCCTTATACCGACATCAAGGCGGTAGGCGATTATCTATTCCCAGTTTGGACGGCAAACACAACTAATTCAAACCAAGCAACGGTGCAGGTAACCGGAGTTTGGGGATGGACTGCCGTTCCAGTAGACATAAAGCAAGCAACGATTCTTCTAGCAATGCGCCAGTTCAAGCGTTACGATTCTCCGCTGGGCGTTGCAGGATTTGGCGACATTGGAGCGATTCGAGTTGGGCGTATAGATCCAGACGTAGACGCACTTATTCAACCATTCAAAAAGATTAGTGCCGCGTAATGCCAGTAACAATTAGCGAAATCAGGGATGGCCTTGCGACGCGTCTGGCGACGATTACAGGGCTTCGCCAGTCTGCCGACATACCGGATAACCCCAACCCGCCGATAGCCGTCGTAGGGCCAAATACAGTCGGTTACGATACCGCTTTTCAGGGCGGCCTAACCACCTATACTTTCGTAATAACCGTAATCGTTGCACGCGTATCAGAGCGCCAGGCGCAAGCCCGCCTAGATGCCTATGCTTCGACGTCTGGAACCCAGTCAATCAAGGAAGCCATAGAAGGCGATAGAACCCTTGGCGGTAAGGTTGCGGACGTTAGAGTAACCGAAATGTCTAACGTTGGTGCGGTATTATTAGGAGAGGCAACTTACATCGCCGCTAATTTTGCGGTTACCGTTTATGCAGAATAAAGGAGAAACACGTGGCCAAGTTCGTAGCAACTGACTACAACGTAACAATCAACGGCTCTAGCTTCAGTAACAGCTTGGCAGCCGTAACACTAGACATCACTTCCGAGGAACAAGAAACCACCGCTTTTGGCGATGGCTTCAGAACCAGAATCGGCGGTCTAAAAGACGGCAGCATTACCCTCGACTTCCACCAGGACTTCGGTTCGGCTTCCGTAGACGCTACCCTATTCCCACTAATTGGAACTCAGGCAACCGTCGTAATCAAGCCAACCAGCGGAACCGTTTCCGCAACTAATCCGGCATATTCAGCGCTTGCATTGGTTACCCAATACCAGCCATTCGCTTCGAACGTCGGTGAGCTTGCTACGCTATCCGTTACCTGGCCAACTTCTGGATCGGTAACACGCGCAACAGCCTAAGGATAAAAATGGAAATCAACCTACAAATTAGATTCGCTGACGGAACCGAAAAGACTATCGTCGCTAACGCGGCGGACTTTATCGCATTCGAAAACAAATTCGACCGAAGCATCGCAACGCTACAAAATGACCCACGTCTTACTTACTTGCTATTCCTAGCTTGGAATGCGGAGAAAAGAAAAAAGGTCACCGAACTAGAGTTCGATGCTTGGGTTGAATCTGTCGAAGGCGTAGAGGCTAAAGAAGCAAAAAAATAAAAGGCCTGGCCGCTAGTTCTATGCATTGGAATCTAGCGGTCTTGGCCTATGAATACAAAATTAGCCCACGCGAACTTATGGAGCTAAGTCCGCGTATGTTATGGACAATGGGCAGAGTCTTAGAGTCGCTAAATAACAAACAGCGCCGGCGGTAGAATTATTACAAAAGGAGCCGCGCAATGCTAAGTATCAAACCAGTAGACGCCGCGGAGTTCCGTAAAGTAATCAAGGTTCTAAAGACAATAGAACCAGACGTTCAAAAGAAGCTAGGGCAATCGCTAAAATCCCAGCTTCAACCTATGGCTAATCAAATTGCCAGCACTATCCCTATGGAGCCACCGCTAAGCGGATTTGGCAATCTAGGCCGAACTGGTTGGGGTAACGTCCGCGGTAAGACTTCATTCACGCCTGGCCGTAGCCGGCGCAACGCTACCAACCTGGTATCTATCCGTATTGACGCTGGTCAAAGTAAAGCCGGAGTAATGATCGCCGAGCTTGCCGGTTCGCGTTCTAGCGGTAAGACGGCAAGCGGTGAAGCAATGATTAGCAAGCTAAACGACCAAAAGCCTATGAAGGGCCGTGGTGGTCGTTATGCGTATAGTCAATTCAGACTTCTTAGGCCCGACGTAGTTCGTATTGCAACGGACATCATAAACGCCACGTTCAAGAGCTTTGAAGGGATGCTGAAGTAATGGCAGCCATAAATCTCCCCATAGTTTCTAAGTTTGACGATAAAGGCGTAAAGCAAGCTACGTCGGCATTTGACGGCATTAGTTCTAACCTAGGCAAAATCGCTGGCCTTATCGGTGCGGCTTTTTCAGTTCGCGCAATTACCAACTTCGCTAAGGAATCTATAACCGCAGCCGAAGGCGTAGCGGTAGCGAATGCACGTATCGACCAAATTTCTAAGTCGATGAATCTATTCGGCGAGGAAACCCAGGCCGTAGCAGATCGTCTAAAGTCTTACGCTGAAGCCAACGAACTTACGCTAGCCACCGATGCCGAAGTAATCAAGGCAACCCAAGCCAAGCTTCTAACCTTCCGCGAACTTGGACTTACCGCCGATACCGCTGGCGGAGCTTTTGACCGTGCTACTGCCGCGGCTATTGACCTAGCTGCCGCTGGATTTGGTTCGGCAGAAACTAACGCCGTCCAGTTAGGTAAAGCCCTTCAGGATCCAATCAAGGGAATTAGCGCCCTACGTCGTGCCGGTATCACTTTTACCGAAGCGGAAAAAGAAAAGATAGCAACCCTAGTCGAATCTGGCCAAATGCTAGAAGCGCAAAATCTAGTCTTAGCTGCAATCGAAACCCAGGTTGGCGGAACTGCAGCCGCTACCGCAACAGCTTCCCAAAAGATGCAGCTTGCCTTCGACAACGTAAAGGAAACCGTTGGCGCTGCCCTAATGCCAGCGTTTGCTTCTTTAGCCGAAGCGATGATTCCAATAGCCGAAGAAATCGCGCCTATTTTGGCAACGGCAATCGAGGATCTAACCCCGACCCTTAGCGAACTAGCTGGCTTTATTCCTGAAGTAGTAGAAGCTTTTGCGCCACTAATTCCATCGCTAATTAGCATTATCGGAGCTATTGCCCAATTAGCCGTAGAGCTAATGCCGCTTCTAATTGAAGTCTTCGATGCCTTGGTTCCAGTCATAGAAGACCTTCTGCCGATTCTTTTGCAATTCTTCCAAGATGCAATAGAACCGCTAATCCCTGCAATCGTAGATCTGGTCGAAGGCTTTGGCCCACTAATTAGTTCCGTGCTACCAGTTATTGCGCGACTGCTAGAAGCCGTTCTACCGCTTCTTATTACCCTGCTAGAAGATCTATTTATCCCACTTATTCCGGTGATAGTAGACGTCGTAGATGCCTTCTTGCCATTGCTTGAATACGTTCTGCCTATTCTCGCCGACCTGCTAGAGCGCGTAGTATTGCCAGCCTTATTGTTCTTGGTAGACATCCTAAAATTCACCTTGGTAGCCGCGGTTGGAATTTTGACCGGCACACTTCAGGGCTTAGGCGACTTCTTCGAATGGCTTGGTGGAGCTATTACCGCTACTTGGAACGACACCGTAAAGGCCGTAAACGATGGCCTAAACGGATTAGTCGGTTTCTTTAGGGATACCTTTACCAAGATTCGCGACACCATAACTACAACGGTTAGCACCTTTAGCAGCATTCTATTCAGGGTTGGCCAAGATATGATTACCGGACTAATAAACGGTATTGCTAATTTTGGAAGCAAGATTGGCCGTGCGCTAATTGACGTCGTAGATAGTGGAATAAAAGGCGTAAAAGATTTTCTTGGTATTCGCTCGCCGTCTAAGGTTTTCTTTGCAATCGGTGAAGACGTAACCGTAGGGCTTGCCAATGGAATAAACAATTCTGCCTACCTAGTAAAAGACGCCGCCGATCAGCTTGCTACTTACACTATGGGCGCGGCAAGCAAAATCGAATCCGCGTTTGATAAGAGCATTACGGTAATTAGCAG